TTATGTTCCGCTACGGCTTTTGCTAAGTCCGCCGTAATCTGTAGTAGCGATTCCAGTATTCTGAAAATATTCTGACCTGCTGTCCCCACGTGAGAAAGCGGGGCAATGAGTTCATTTTTCGCATCAGAAATCTGTTTTGATACGCCTTGGATATGTTGTTCAAGATTACCGCCTACACCAACGTTTTTATTACTTGCCGTTACTTCTTCGATATTACCGATAACGTGCGTTTTCTTATTCCCGCCTACTGTTTCTGTATTATCTGAATCAACGTCTTTCGTTGCTGTGCCTAGCGTTTTATGTTCGCTGTCCGTTTCGATTTTCCGCTGATAGCTCTTTTCGCTGATCGTCTGGTCTGTCTCTTTGTGCATATTGCCCGCTTGGTCGGTGCGCTCAAACACTTCGGGCCGTTGCTGCCTTAACATCTCCCCTGGCGCAATTGCGGGCATTGTTTTTCCTTCTGCAGAAAACGAACGCACGAACGGCTGATCGCTGCGCCCATTATGAAACCCGATTTCAACAATCGTGCCGATTTCGGGATAGCAGAAATCACCGCCTTGCGATGACGGGCTCGTCACTGGCAACGGCACGGCATTGTAAACTGGCACGCTAGAATCATCATTACCGTTTTCATCCAGTAGCTGTACATCTACCGCATATTTGGGGCGGAACGGGTTATTCAAATCCCCAGCGCTAGATGGGTCGGAAATAGAAACGACTTTACCACGCTTCGGCAAGTGATAACCGCCTGCTAACTCGGGGAATTGTTTTTCAATCTGACGGCGCTCTGCGTTTGTTTGCGTTGGCTTGCCGTTTTCGTCCAGTTCTTCCCAGTCTAAGTAGTAATTATCGCCGTTCAGTTCTACTTTCTGAATGCGCTTATTATTGATTAATGCGCCCGGGCGAATTGCTGCAGAAATCGGGAGTGTAATTCGGCTACCGCTTTGATGCAGAGTACTGTCATGATCGACTTCAACGGGAGATGTTGCCCACTGACTATCTAGCCAGCTCCCGATAAATACCGAACCGTCTGCCGCCTGTTGCCAGATAAAATGCGGAATTTGGAACTGACGGCCGATATTCGTCAGAAGCTGATAACCGCTACCGCTATGCGCGAATTGCGCAATCGGTTCGGTTGAATATGCTTTATCAGGCACTTTACACACAATGCCCGTCTGATGAGTAATCCACTCCGCAAGCTCTTTTAGCGTGATGTGTCGGTGCGAACAATTAAGCGGTTTTTCAAATTTTGCCGCACGCTCTCTAATCAATAATTTTTTGTAGCCTGGCTGTGCTGATTGTTCGCTTTCTACGTAGCCGTCAAACCATTTGTAATAGTCGTCATGCTCACCGAGCTCAAATACCACCGCTTTCCCGGTGCATTCCGCTTCTGTTTCTACAGTGATATAGCCACGGCCAGCGTTATTCAGCTCAAGAATAATTTGTTCTTTTGCTAACGGAACTTCTGTGCCATCTAGTAGCACTGTCTTAATGATTTTCACTAATCGCCGATTCCATTATTGATTTTAGCCCAAATGCTGTCATCAATTTCTTTCGTTTTGCTGTCTGTTGCTGTGGTTTGCGTTGTTTTTGCTGCGCTCTGACTTGCTGTTGATACCGTGGCGCTTGCCGAAGAAGTCGATGCTTTTGCTTTTTCGCTTTGCACCTTCGCTTTCGGTTTTTTCTTCTGCTTGGCTTTTTTCTCACTAACAGAATTAACCTCTTTTAGTGTAAAGTTGATATTCCAACCCAGCACATAGTCTTCACTAGCCGACACTTCGCCACTAAATACCCCTTCACGCATATTCGCCGCTTCGGCGGTAATATTGCTGATACGATATTTGACTTGCTCGCCCTTTTTATCCGTTGCTTCCGCAAGCTTGAAAATGTTCGTTAGCCATTCTTTTTCACGATACGGAATCAATCCATTTACCCGCAGTTCCTTTGATTTTACTCCCTTATCACTGCGCTTCGTTGAACTTTCTTGGCCGCTCATATCTTCTTCCTCACGATTCATGCTTGCTGTCGCCTGGAAGTTGTGCATATAAATTGGCGAACCATTTAATGATAGTTGCACAGACGGCAAACGCTTCTGCTTGCCCTGCATTGGCAGTTCATCTTGTGCATCTCGTGCCGATTCGCGTAAATAGCTACTAATCCAACCCATTAATCATCCCCCTTAAGTTTGTTAAGTCTTTGCCAATAAACATCACGGCAGCGGTAAACACATTGCTTGCATCGGGCACGCCGTTTTGCAACTGCATTGCGACCTGCGTCAATTCTGCCTGCATTTCGAATACGTAAGTTTCTGCAGAAGCAGATAACAAGCGGTCAGTTTTCTCGTTATTTTTACGATCTCGTTCAACCTTTTTCGCTTTGAGCGCATTGATAATATCGCTCATGCCGCTTGATGCTGTTGCACTCGCTGTGGCGAGAGCATTGCGTATTACGCCTTGCAACGTGCGTGCAGATTGAGGCGTAATATCCGCCTCTTTCGCAAATGCGGGCGAAGCAAGCGCAGTTGTTTTTACCATCTTCGTCTGTTCGATCGTTGCCGATGCCTTTGCGTAATCTAACGCCTGTTTAAAAGTCGGTTCGGGCAATAGCTCAGCAAGTGCTGATATTTTTTGCACAAAATCATCAGAAGTCGGCGAAGCTACCATCACGCAAATTACGTCTTGCGTACCGCTTGGGCGGTTTGTGTCGTTGTAATCTGTGAGCTTTGAAAAGAATGCTTTGACGGCATTTTCGGGCGATAAATACTTGTTCGATTTTTCTTGCACACCGTGCGACCAATTGTGCACCCCAATTTTCACCCCAGTAAGCGTAAAATTAAGGGGCGTAGCACGCCCCTTTTGATTATCTGCTAATGCTTGGCGAACCGATGCGGGTAATGCTATTTTCTTCTTAGCCCACATTCTCGCCGAACCCCTGCGGATATTGTTTGCGATTAATCTCGCTCTGATACGCCGTTTTACAGTGCGCAGCATCAAAAAATAGAGCATTCACACATTTATAAGCAATGCTCCACTTGAGTTTCGGTTCCTTTGCTAAGATTGCACCACGGTAACAACGACTTGAGATTGTTTCGTCTGCTGCTCCAGCAAAGATTGCGTTAACGAGTTGATCAAGAGCAATCAATAAATGATATAAGTATTTATTTTTCATTTTTGTTTTCCTCTAAAAATTCTGCGTAAGTTTTTGACCAACCGATAGACCAGTCATAATCTATCGGGTTATCGCTATTTTGTAATAGCACTTTATGCATATAAGCGTTTTCGTACATACTTGTTTTCAAATCTCGCACGGCATTCCAAACTGCAATAAAATCATTAAAATCAAGTAGATAAACTGTATTGTCTGCACAGATTAAACTAAATCTTTGCTCTTTGCCGTTTAAGTCAAAATCAGCTTTGATTTGCACTAAGTTATCTTGACCGGTTTTGTCTGTATCTACCCATTTATTGATTTGTTTGATATAGACGCCACCATTTACGCAATAATCACGCTTAGCGTTAATTAATTGACAAACGTGCTGTTTATGTTCGTTGATTAATTTTTGTTGTTTATCTTTGTCTAGCACCCAGCTTTTACCGTTAAAAATATAAGCTATCCCCGGTTTTGGTTTGCTTAATGTAAGCATGTTATTTTCAAAGATGATTTCACACCCGTTTTCTAAACCTTCGGTAAATTGTTTATATTGTTCTTCGCTAATAGGTAAAGCCAAATCGGGTATAATATTAATCTCTTCAATCAGAAATGATTTTTTATCTAAGTCATAAAAATACATATATCCACCTACTTAAAAACAGCACCATTTTGATATAACTGATTAAACAACAAGCCATTTGCAATGCCGCCTTTTGCGTCACGAGCAGATATAAAACTCCCATTTGAGAACTGAAGGTCATTATGACCGTCTGAGTTACGATTGCTTCTACAGTCGACATTAGTTACGACTACAGAAGAACCAAAATTAGCATTAACTGAAAATTCTGACCCACAAATCACAGATGAGTCAGATGCGTCCACTTTTGAGCCGTTTTTTGCATGTATACCTTTACTTTTCGCTATGATGCTTGATTGATTAACTGTCACTATCGCACATCTATCTGCCAGTATGCCTTGATTACAATCATTTAAATTAACTTTTGTGAAAGATACACTTCCTCCTAAGCAGTAAATTCCGACGGATTTAGCGTTTTGGATATTTATTTGATATCCTCCGACCCTTCCGCCTTCTTGGCATCTGATGCCATATCGATTAGCGTTGTTCAGCTCTGCGTAGTCACACCCGATTGCACTAGACGATAAGCAGACAATCGAGTCATTTTTGCAGTTATCTGCTACACCTCTTTCAAAATTTATAATTGAGCAACCAAATGCTGATACTCCATCATGAGAACCAGCACAACGTCCACCTTGTGCGTTCATTTTTGATGCTCCAGCAGCAGCGTAACCGCTTTTTCCAGCGCCCTCAAAATAGGTGATGCGACAACTAATTGTGCTTGCTTCTCGAGCAAAGCAACCATAACCACCGGCATTATTGATACCGCAATTACTCCAAATATGACCGGTGGAGTTTCTGTTACAGACATATCCATGTCTGTTTGTGCCATCGCCTGTTTCATCCATTTTAAATCGGCAAGCCAGTAATAACTGTTCCGAATTATCTCCGGCATAAAATGCTGGATACATCTCGGAAGATGTACCCTCAAAGTAAGCAATTTTAGTCAAAGACTCCCGACTAATAATGACCTCAGGGTCTTCTGCGATCAGGTTTATCCAGCCTAGTTTTGATTGTCTTAAAATAACTTGCTCACGCATTACAAAACCGCTAAGTATTTTTATTGTTGCCGACAAACTATCGGGAGTATACTTGGATGAATTTGTACTATCGCCCACTTTATGAGTTTTTTTCGAAAAATTATTGGTCAAATATGATATAGCATCGTTAATTGTTGCGAAATCTCCTTGATTCCCTACTGTCACAGTTACATTAGAGTTTAATAAATCTAATGTTAAATCTAATGTATCTTTTTTAGTTTTAAATGTACCGTTAAAGTAAATTTTCACTTTAGGGATGGCATCAACAAAATAGACTCCATTTAATAAATTAACATAGTTCACTTTTAATTTTTCTAGTGCATTAAAGGCTTCGGTGTCATTGTTTTTCCCATTGCCAAATGCTCCAAAATCGAAAGGTGTAATTTGCTGGTAAACTCGTTTCCATCTTTGCCCATTTGTTGTCACAATCACAGTACCACTATTATCAGCGGTCGTTTTATCATTCAAATCCGAATAAAACTCCCCACCACCCACATTTGAGCCGGCATAATAACCACGCACTAAAATGCGCTGATTGTCTTCTGTTGGCTCAATTGTGCGGAGTTCGGCGATTGATTCGCATTGACCAATTGCATTAAACCCCACAGGAGATTTAATATATTCAAATTGATTGTTAACGATCTCAAATTTGTTATTAATGGTTACAAACTCATTAGTAAAATCCACTTGCCATGATTCGGCGGCAACATTGATTTGTGTTAATGCTTTTGCGCCAGTGAAATGTAAGATCATGTTACGGGTCATTGAGTTTCCGTATGTTTTACCTTTATTTTTACGTTTTTTAATAGTATCGGTAAAACAAGCAACAGCTAGGATATTCTCACTTTTATTGATTAATCCAATATAGTTAAATTCAAAATCTCCGACATTTGAACCAAGTACAGCAGAGTACACAACTTTATTTTCGTCAATATAGCCGGCACGGCTAATATCTACACGATGTGCAATTTCTGTCGGCATCGTTAAATAACGATGCAAGTTATCAGCAGTTAATCCGCTGATATTACAAAAAATCATTTGGTCAAAAACTACCGGTTGATTCTTTGCTGTTTGCTGTGCAACATATTTTTCAAAATCTGAACTGGCTAACATTGTCATAATGTTAATATCCTTTTTTGTTATAATTTTATTTCAAGTTCGTCACAGTAATAAGTGTGACCAAATTCTGCATAATGCAAATAAATTTCTATGGTGTTCTCGGTCAAAAACGAATAACGCCGACAAGTTCTGCCGTACTTACGAATAATTTCATAAATCAGTTGATCGTTTTGCGATAATTGTCCGTCGGTTAAAATTAAGTGAATAATATCGAAATCAAGCCCTTCAAATCGTTCTTTAATTTCTACTTTCCCTATCTCTAAACGTTCGAAAATATTTTTAAAACCAATTACGCTGCCTGCTTCCTTTGCGTTAATAAAGGCGTATTTAACCCGTTTTCTATATAAACTTAATGGCTCATTATCGAATCGATTAATATCACGCTGATAAGCAATTAAATTTAAAATAAAAACAGGGCAATTCTCTTCATCAAAAATTTGAAAAGGGAACACGAGCGTTTTAAACGTTAAATCCCACCATTTTTTGAAAAGTGTAGCCAGTTTATTCAGCTCACCTTTATTCATCCAAAAAGGTAATTTAATCTCAATCATCTTCACGCACCTGCAATTGTTTAATTCTAGGGATTGATAGATCTGTTATTACGTCATCTTGCCCCCAATTTAAAGACTTAACTTGAGGATATTGCTCATGAATTTCTTCACCTAATTTTGACCAAGAAAAACGGCTATAAGGGTAAGTTTTCGTAACGGTATAATTGTTATTTTCTCTAAATGCGCAGCGGATCATTTGCGCTATATTGAATAAGAGTTCTTGTTTTTGTACGGCATCTAATTCTTCATTAGAGAAATAAACACTTAAACTAATATCGCAATCTACTTCTGGCATTTGGAATGCTCTAATATCATCGCCATGGCCGTGATAACCATCATTCATTAAATATTGATTAATACGATCGATATATGCTTGCGCAGCCACGCCAGTATCCAATAACAAATAAATATTTGCTGTTCCTGCGCCTCTCGGTGCGTCATGTAAAAAGTAAATTCGATCTACAGGGAGCTTTGCAATTTTCGCTACCAATGCTCGATACACGCTATCAATATGATGATCGCCAACACTGGAAAAAACCACTCGATAACGCTCTCTTAGTTCTTCATCACTTTCATTATCAGTGCCTGGCGATAGCAACCAATCCGTCTGGTTTTCTACAGACTTGATACCGTTAATCGCAACAGGGAGTATTTTGTAGTACCCATCAGCAAGGTTAAAATCCGCTCCCGTTTGTTCGGCAATGACTTTGATGTTTTTACTTGTTTTTCCTGCGGGGATGTCGTCATCAAACTGAGTGATTAATTTGTATGTAATATCGTTAATTCGCTCTGTTTGTACGATAGTGCCCGCTGGGACTCGAATCGATATATCTGCATTTTCTTTTGTAAAAGTGATATACCCTTCGGCTTTTGTGGCGAGTAATCGCTCAATGCCAACTGCTGAGCAAAGTAAATCCAACCACTTACCCCTTGCAGTTTTCACAAATAAATTTGGCAAGATACCTTCGATCAGCACGTCCGTGAGCCATTTCACGGGGGCGACGGCAATTGCAGTCACTAAGCGCCAGAATGGAGACATTTTGCTCGTGTTGGTAATTAATCCCGCTTCTTCTGTTAGCGTTTCAAACTGTTGCTTAATTTCGCTTTCTTCAACGGGCAAACCCTGATCGATCAGCAGTTCTTTAAATTCTTCGCTCATTAATAACTTATCTCCAGTGCGTCTATTTGTCCAAAATCTACTGTCTCAGCAGTAAGCCATAATTTCCCGAGTTTCTCTTCTTCGATAGCGATCGTGCCTGGTACTAATCGCTCATCTTCTTCAGCGAGCAAAATCATCTGCAAAAAAATATCGCTACGTAGCACGGGCGAGCGCTCAGCGATTAATGCCGTAACTAAACCGCTTTCCATTAGCGCATGTTTAATATCTTGCGCAATAGATACTCTGTTATCGCAAATAGTGGGGATATTTCCGCTATCTAGCGTTATATCCCCATCGGTAATGAGTAAATCTAAATATAGCTTTTCCGTCATTTCAGTTGATTATTGTCGTGTTGCTGTTGCATTACTGCTGCACTTACTTGTTTAACAACATTCTCGGACGTAATGCCGTTAAAATGATAAGTATTGGTGTAAGTGACGTTCTGTTTATTAGTGCTTACATAAGATGCCGCTGTGCCTGTTTTCACTGTCCCGCCGTTTGGCTGAACAGAAGCGGGTAGTTGTGTATTGCTTGCTGGCACGGTGGCAACATTTGCCGCTTTCAGCATCATATTTGTAGTGCTCATAAACGATGACTTACCTACATCTAAATTTTTGAGTTGGCTGTCGTTTACGATCAGTGGAATTTCGATGCCAAGCCCTAGCGTGTTTGAGACGGCATTCCATTTGCTGATAATCCAGTTCACCACGCCCAGGAATGTATTTTTGATACCCTCCCAGACTGAAATTGCAATATCTGCAAGTAACTTAAAGCCTTCGCCCAGCAAGCCAAGCCAATCATTATTGGTCCACGCTGTAACGAGTGCGTCCCAGTGTGAAAGAATCGCAGTTGTAACGCCTGCAAATACATCAACTAAGCCACTAATACCGATCGCAATCAGCTCTACTACGCCAATTACCGCTTCAAATGCCACACCAAGCAATGCGCCTACCGTCTCGCCAACACTGCGGAATGTTTCCGCTGCGTCCGTTGCGCCACCTAAATTGCCTGTAATGCGCCCGATAGTTTCCATCACTCGGCTAAACGCCGCTTTCAGCATATCGAACGCTCGGTAAAGCGGGCTTAAATGCTCTGAAAATGTGCCGAAGCCTTTTTTCACACCCGCAAAGAAATCATCAAAATTATTGCGATACTTATAAATAAATACCCCAATCCCGATTAATGCGGCCACAAATAAGCTCATTGGGCTAAAAAGCGCTAAGAAACCGACTTTCACTGCGGTAAGTGCCGCTGAAAATACCGTTTGGAATACGGCAATCGGGCCTGCTGCGAACGCTAAGCGCAGAATGCTCACACCTTTCAACAGTGCGCCGTAGAATCCCTTAAATAATCCTGCGATAGATAAAAATACGTTTTTAAGCGGAGCGAAGATCGCTAACACGCCGTTGCCGAGTGCTTTTAATGCGATTAATGGGTGCAACAGAATGCTTGATAGCGCTGTTGCCAATTTCGCTAACATCGCCAGCGGTGCACTTACACTTGCTAATAACACTGAGCCGATTAATTTAAACGGTACAAGCAACGCTAATGCACCGACTTTGACTAACCCAATCACACCCGATAGCACGGTGATAGATGCGGCAAGTGCGCCGAACCCAATCACGGCAAGTGCAATGTATCCCGCCCAACGTGCGATATTCTGATATTTGTTAAAGAACTCGGCGATACCTGCGCCCCAGTCTGCAATTTTATGAATAATTGGCTCAAGTTTTTTTAGCACGGCGGTGCCAATTGCAATTTTGACGTTATTAATGACTTGCGCTAATCGCTCCCAAGGTGAAGTCACCATTTTTGCAATTTTTGCGGCATCATCTAAATTTTTAATATCGCCAATTTCGCTAATATTGTCTTTAAGCTGATCGATTTTCGGTAAGAGATAAGTAATAACACTAACCGCTTCGTCCGTGCCGAATGCATCACGTAGCTTACGAGCTTCGACTTCATCGATCGTATCGCCGTAAGCGCCCCGAATTTGTCTTAAGATTTCAACAATTGGGCGCATACGCTTGTTTTCGTCCATAAAGTCGAGACCTAGCGCCTTCTTACCATATTGCGCTGAGCCGACCCCTTTTAAGAACGCCGCATATTTCGTCCCCGATTGCCCACCTGGCATCACACTTTGCAAGTTACCTAGAACCGCAAATTGTTCGGCCATCGCTACGCCTTTGGCTTGACCTGTTGCCATCAAGTTAGTAAATGCGTCTGAAAGCGATTTACCCGATGACTTGAACATATTCGCCGTGAGCGTGGCTTGACCTGCCATCATCTCGACCCATTTCGACTTGCCCATTTTGTCGGCTTCTTGTTGGAAAATGCCGTACATTGTTGAGAGATAAGATCCCATCTCTGCAACATCTGAGCCTGTTGCTTTCGCTAAGATATTTGAGCCTTTACTGAAAGAAATCAGCTCATTGTCGGTTAAACCGTCAATAGCACGAGCAATTTCATTCGTTGAATCCACCACATTTGCCGCAGCAATGCCGTATTCAGAGGAGAATTCAAGGGCGAACTCTTTCACTTTTTGCAAGCCAGAGGTTTCCACACCTGCGGCTGCAACATTCGCCATCATATTGTTAAATTCGATAGCGGGTTCAAGGGCGGATTTCATCGCCATGCCTGCACCAAATAAACCCGCAGCGCCCATACCGATATCGGAAATCGCCTTTTTGCCTTTTGCGCCCAGCGTATCAATTTGTTTCATCACGCCCTTTAATGGGCCCGACATCTGATCGGTTAGGCGGATAATGTAATCAAGAGTTTGTGACACTATGTAATCATCTTAACTTCCTAGGGCTTGGCTAATTCCATTTGTGGTGGCGTTGGCTAAATTATCGAAATAATTTTTATGTAACCAGAGCGCACGCGCTAAATTTGTCTCGCTGTTATCAGCGAAGGGTAGATAATGCATTCTGAGCGCAATCACTTGCGAGAAGCCATTGCGCTCAATGTTTTCTACCCTTTCGGCTAGTTTTTTAGTTTTAGCTCAAATTTGGGTTTGAATGCCGTATTCACTTCTTTCAGTAACGACATTGCAATATCGCTGTACGGTAAGAGCGTGAGTAACGTCTCACGGTCATCTGGTGCAACAATCGCCTGCAAATAATCTTTCGCCGGTGTGAGTTTGTTGTCTTCACGGAATTCATTTAAGAATGCGTCATAAGCAGCATCATCACGCACGAATGTTAATTCCACTTTGCCGTTTAATGTGACTGTCACGCTATTTTTAGTCGTGATGCCTAATTGCTCTAAAATGTTTTTTGCTTCTGCCATGTTTTAGTCCTCTGTCTTCTTTGTGAATTTGTCAAAAAGCGGCACAAATCGACCGCTTGTAAGAATGTTTTGTTTTTCTTCAATACGATCTAAACGATGACCCACGTCATTTTTTAAATCGCTGAATAAATCTTTGATTTCTGCTTTCATTTCCTGCATATCGGCTTTTTGCACGTAGTTTTTTGCTACATCATTTTCAAGTTTTGCAACTCGCTGAGCGTTCTCAGCGATCGATTTGTTGAAATGAAATGCAACGGGGATAAGCACGCCAGAAATGCAGATGCTGACTAATTGTGATACTTCAATCATTTAGCCCCCTTTGCGATAATCGCTTGTTTTTCGGCGCTGCCACGGCTTGAGCCGAGCCAGTATGCAAAAGCTTGCGTAAATGCGGTGGTTACCGAACCGATAAGCAGATAAACAACTTCTTTGTTAGATTCGGGAACTTGGAAAGCCATCAAACCATAGATTGCACCGCTCACTGCGAGAAACAGAAGCACGGTGAGCAATGGTGGCATAAAGTGCCCTTTGTGCACGCTACGTGCTTGTTGCAAGTCCGCAAGGCGTGATTTTTCTAAGTCTGCTTCAATTTTTAACTGATTAATGCGAGATTGCTCTAAAAATTCCGCATGCTTTAATTGCATTTCTTGTAATTTCAGTGCTGCCTCTGGGTCGGTTTTTAACGCTTTCGCCACCGCTTCGGGCGAGTTATCTGTCCCCAGTGCGTCTGCAATTAATGCGCCCACACTTACGGCAATACCAGCGGGGCCTGCAAGCAACGGAGCAACGCCCGCGGCCACTTTACCCACTGTTTTTGATAGTTCTTTCCAGTCCATTTAAATTCCTATGCGAGCAAGAAATGCATACGCTCTTTTTTGCGGCGCTCCAATAAGCCCGTATATTCTTTGCCACCAGAATATTTCCAGCGTAAGAACTGATCTGCCACGGCATAAATAGACGTTTGATCGTCTTGGTGCATTGTGTAGAGCAGTTTGGCTAATGTTGATTTTGCAAACGCACGCATACCAATGTTGAATGCGAGGCTGACTAATGCGTCAAATTGATTTTGCGTGACTTGCACGCCTATTTCGCTAAGCAATTGATTCATGCCGTCTTCGAAATGTTTTACATCTTGCTTGAGCAATTCTTCTGCTTGTTCGGCGGTAATCTCTTGCCCCATCTTCACGTTTAACGTATGGCCGTAGCCAATGGTCGGCACGCCTTTTACGTCACGGTAAGCTTTTAACTTGCGACCTTCGAACGATTTAATCAGTGCTAAACCGCTTGCGCTGAGCGCCAAGAACACAATACTTTTCTTCATTTTTATTCCTTTAGTTTTGCTTTTGTTTTATTGAATAAACCCCAAAGCTATCCGCCTTGGAGCTTGGTTATCCGATAAGATCGCGAGTATCTTCTTTGCTGAGATACGGCACGCCGTCAATGCTGACGAAGTCTGGGCTTGTTACAAAATACTTAACTTTCTTAGTCGATTTTGAACCGCCTTTCGGGTCAATATTGATTAAGTCTGTTACGACTAACTTGCAATCAAACGCTTCAACTTTTGTGCGCACGCCCCCACGATTTGCGAAGAACGTCATATCGAAACACGGAATATCACGATATGAACCCGCAGCCGATGCGGCAACACTGATTTTCTTGAAGTTGCGTTCATCGAGTTCAATTTCGCCTTCCGCTGCCACATCGCCCAGAACGTAGCCGTCCGGAATACCGCGCGTTTGTGCGGCTGCGGTGTTGTCAGTAATACTTAAGCTCACGCTTTCTGCGTGAAACGGAATCAAGCCGATATAGAAATCGAAGCTCATACCGCTAATACGTTCTCTACTCATTGCTTGCTCCTAATGTTGTTAAGTCTAATGCGATATCGACGGTAATCCCTTTCGGGCACTCTAACGGACGCACAATGATGTAGATCACCACTTCATTTTTATTCATCCACGTGATTTCAATATCGCCGTCTTGCGGTGCGTAACATTCGCCCGGGAAATCAACGCCGTTAATAGAGGTCGATTTCGACATCTCACGCAATACGCCTGCGAAGTACGTTTTATGCACCTCGATGCTACCGCTACTTGAATTTAATGAGCGGTCGCCGATTTTTGCGATCGCACGGATGCGGACGGTACGTGCTGCCTTGTCTGCAATACGCACATTTTCAATCACTTGGAAATCACCGCCCTCGGCATCGAGTGTGCGACCATCGGACCAGTACAGTCCGTCATAATCGGGATACCACATTGCTGTAGAGTAGCGCGCAATTTCTAACGCTTTCAGCGTTGCGACATCTAATTCTGCGCCGTCTTTGTCTTTCGGTTTTACCGCATCTAAGCCTTTCATTGCGCCTGTTTTCACACGGCACGGGCTATCAGCTACGGTCACGCTACGATCAGCTAAACGACCTGCTAATGCGCCTGCGTCTTGGCTAAATAGATTCGGCACTAACATCACGTGGTCGGCGACAATGCCTTTCTGTAATTCTGTTAAACGCGCTACGTACTGCGCCCACGTTTCGCCGTTTTCTTCTTCGGCACTGATACCGTCTAACGCCTGGATAAAGAATTGACGGCGACCATAAGTTGCCAGCAATTCCGCGTAAAGCGCTTGCAATGCATTAATTGCCGCTTTATCTACGCCGAGCGTGTTTGTGTTTACTGCATATTCGTAGCTTGCAGAAAGATTTGCGTCTTTAACCGCTTGCGTGAAGCTGTAGCCTTCTTCTGCCATTTGATACACATACGCAAACCAGTTCTGACCTGCGTTTTGCATTGCTGCACGTACTTGTTTTTTCAGTACGGTATCTGCTGTGCCGAATAGCAAATCAAAGTCTGTATCAGCGGTTACCGCTGTCACTTGGTTTAGATTTTTCGTCCCCACACCCACAAAAAGCGCTGTGCGTTCAACGGTTTTGGTTGCGCCGCTTTGCTGATTTAAGGTGTTAATCTGTACATAAGGGTAAGTCATGCTTTTCCTTTTGTGTTTAGGGTTGGCAATATGCCTATTTGAAACGGATGCCGTTTTCTGTTAGCACTTTTTCAATTTGCTCTCGCATTCGGTTGCCGTTTCGTTGCTCGTTAGTGTCCAAAAATGGACGCTCGGGCATCTTAATTTTTAAACCTTTGCCGCTGTTTGTAGCGGAGCTTAATTTCTTTTTCAGTACACGGATAATTAAACCCGCTTGCGCCATAGATAGTGAGCGCTTAATTTCGCTCGCTGTTGCATTTCTGTATTTGCCACGCTTGCGAATTTGATACCCCAAAGCAAGCAATCTCGTGACTTGCTGAGGTGTTACGGGGTCGTTTTTATCAGCCTCGACTTTGTTTTTGTCGTTTTGGTTCTGACTAACGGTGTCTTCTAAGCCGTACTGATGGATAGCGGATATTTCTGCCGTGCGCTGTAGCTTGTAGTAGAGTAGCCCTTTCGCATCGCCATCAAGTTTTGAATTTAGATAGCGGGCACGATGCAGTAGCATTTTGCCTGTACCGACCTTACGTTTTTCCCACGACTTTCCATCGGGCGATTGTTGTCGGCGCACATTTTTCAATGCATCGTTTTTTATCGCCCATGCGGTGCGCTGGATAATCTGTTTTTTTATATCGCTTGGCAGCGCTAACACTCGCAAATCGTTGCGGAGAGCGTTAAGCGATTTCTGATTAGCTGTAATCGTGATCAAACTGTGTTACCACTTTTTCAGTAATGTGCGTTGCTGTGACGATTTCGACTTGATCAAGTCGATAGTTTTCACCGTCTAAGCTTAATGCACCGTTACTGTCTTTCACTGCTTCAATGCGCTCATAGAAATCCACTTTAAAAATGATGATCGCTGTGTTGTCATCGAGCATATCAATTTCAAATTTAGGGTCTGAAAGCGCTAAATCGTCTCGTTCGCAATCGTGCTCTTTTAGCCAGATATTGAACCAGCTCATCAGCTCAAGCGCTGAGATTTCACGGAATGGCAATTCATCAAAGTAGAAAATTGCTGAATACGGCAAATGAAATAATTCAATGCCGTTTTCTGTAATATCTCGCCCTTCGTCTAAAAGCTCGCCTTCTGCTATCCACGAAGAAAAATGCGCCTGATATGACTGGGGGAGCTTCGTTAATAAAAAATCGGTAAGCTGTTGATATTTCATTTGCTTCATTAGCCGTTCCAACCTTCTTTATCTAATCCGTCCCAACCCTCTAAATCATCCATACCGTACCTCTTTTTTTACCTTTTAGCGTGCGCACGGCGTGTACTGATTCGGTTAGTAGTTGCTTTTGTTCTTCGATGACATCCCGCTTTTCGTGTAAATCACGGGCGGACATGGTGGCGAATTCGGGTAATAAATCGTGCTTTGCTCGGGCAAAAACGGCTTTTTTGTAAAGCGTTTGTACGGCGTTTTCGCCATTAATTTTTGTGCCTGGGATTTCACTTGCGTAGGTAAATCCCTCAGCACGGTAGCGTTGCTCAACTTCCGCAAGATCAAGCGTTAAGTTTTGCATTGCACCGACTAAAACGGTGCGGATTAAGTCCAGCGGGATTTGCAGCGGAATCGCCCGCTGACGCTGAAAGTCAGCAATTACGATACTTCCCCAGAAACCATCGTTCTCAATCGTTTCATTGCTGTAGTCTGTTGTGCGCCCATTAAGCATTGATCGCGCCTCCTTGTTTCTCTAAGACTTCTTCGAGGGAGAGAGGCGAAGCGAGTAGTAGCTCAAGCACGCGAGGAATATTGATTCCCACGGTTTGGCTATTACTGCTTGCCTCTGGTGGAGTACGATAAAAATCGAGGTTTACGCCTAGCTGTTGCAGCCTTTTTAGTCGCATTTCGCAACGATCAATCAGTGTGTGCACTTGCGCTTTATGATTGAGTTTGTAAGCGTGCTGTAAAAGCTGTATCGCTAGAAGTAAGCGTTCTGGGTCGTCAAAACTTGCTGCATGCGCTTTCTTATTGCTAAGAATGAGCAGTGTTGCAGCAAGCTTGAACCACTTCGCACTGATTATTTCCATGAGTTGCCACGACATCGCCACGTTTTGAAATACTTGATTAAAAAACGGCTGTACGCTTTCACCCATGCGAATAGTGTGTTCTGTCCAGTTGTAGATTTCGTCTGCGACAAACGCGGGGATTGTGCGTTTGACGTGGAACGGCAATTTTTGGCCGTCTGCAATGGCTCTGTTTGCCAGTTCAAGTGCTTGCGTAAAATCTCCAACATCAAACAAATAGATAATGCAGTAGCCAACAACATCATTTTGATATTTCACCCCTTGTTTGAAATAGTCGTGCGCATATGGCAACCACTTCGGCAAGAAGTAGTCGCGCTTATATTGTGAGCGGAGTTCAAGAGAGGGCATTGATCGAATTTTATTAATCTCGTTATTTAACGAAATTTCTAAAATAGAATATTCATGATTGTTCACATCCGCTTGCTGTGCCGATGCGGTCAGCGTCACTTGTTCTGCTTCTAGTGCGCTGAGTGCTTTCATTCTATTCTGTTGATCGATCAATCCCATTCTCTGTTAAATTCCTTCGTTTGTTACGAGCCTAGAACCACGTTTTCGGCTTTAATTGCAGTCATCAGACCTAAATCTTCTACTACATAGCCTTCATTGCGGTAATAGCTATTGACGTAGCCTTTTTTGTCTTCATCGTTACGTAAAGCACGGCGTACGCTGGTGTTTTGGTAATAAATACTTAAGTTTGATAGCGTGGTTACTACTGCGCCTTTCGCTGGGAAGTTCGGCGGTGTGAAGCCTTCCATACCACCAAATGAACCCAGCAACATATTTGAGCCTAATGCCGCACGCTCGGTCGGCGTTAAACCGTATTTTTTGCTGATGAGTTTCGCTTCTTTTGAGGCTAATTCACGGCCCACTAAGAACACTAAATCATTGCGGTTTTGATGGCGCTGATCTAAACCTTGACGGAGGTCTAACGCTAATTCGTCTAAGTTGGCGAATTCTGCACCCTCACCAAAAATAGTGATTTGATTGTCTTCGCCACCGGTGTAAACATTTTGCGGGCGACCTAATTCAAGCTGCTTAATCCAACCGATGTTTACATCTTTCAATTCTGCGTCTTTGGTGTCTTTTGCAGCGCTTTCGCCGTGCCAGCCGATTTGACATTGGTCTAATGCAGTTTGTGTGCTGACGAAGTCTGCAATACCTGCCATTAATTTGTTGATGCCTAAGCCTGCAAGGTTGTCAAAGTATTCCCACGGAATAATCACGCCCGTGTCTGTTGCGTGTAATTCATATTCGTTCTCTGACGCTTCAATATTTGCAAGATAGCGACCATCTGATTTACGGCCCGTAATGGCTTTTTCCGTTGCGCCCCAAATTTTTCGGCCTTTAATGTTGGTTACACCAATCACGTTAATTTTTTTCAGAAAGTCCGATTTCTGTTGGATATTGCCTGCAAGTTCTGCCGCTTCTGTCGGTTTTACCGAAAAGGATTGACCCAAGCGCAATACATTTGGGTCAATGCCGTAGCGTTTAGCTACGAGATCAATAACTTGATTAAACAATGTTTACCCCCTTAGAAAATTGGTGTTTGTGCAGCCGTGAAATTCTCTGGCGCACCTGCTGGGGTTTGCGTTACTGCTTGCGTGCTTAACGCATTAAACTTATTTGATAATTCATCAAACTGTGCTTTTAATGCGTTGTATTCTTTTTTCGTTACCGTTTCCGCTTCTTCGGGCTTCGGTGCAGGTTTGCTTGGCGCTTTTGGCTCTTGTGCTTGATTCTGAGCAGCGAATGCCTGTGTTACACCCGCAGCGATAGCTGCGGTAAGTTCTTCTTTAGTCAAAGAAAATTCCTCTTGTTGTTGAGGGCTGCCAATATCGGCTAAGTTAAAAGTCGGTTCGACTTTTGTTTTTTTATGCTCATCACCGAAGAAGAATCTGCGTAAAGCGCTAAATGCACGTTTTACTTGTTCTTCATCGAGTTGTGATTCTTGCTCTTGCACCGTGAATTTAAATTCCTCTGGCGCACCGAACTGTGTGCCGTCTGGGATATTGCGTGCGCTGAAATTTAACTGCGTTGTGCCACGGCTTGCGGGGCTGTCTGTGATTGCTAAACCGCCTAAATACGCTTTACCCGTATTATTGAAATTTGGGTAAATTTCAATGCTGGTGAAGAGTTTCTGCCCTTGCTGATTGACTGATAGCAGTTGAGCATTCGGGCTGATTTTTGCGTATAACTTCGCTTGGCCGTCTTTTTCTTCTGCTTTCACTTCCAACACTTGGCCGTAATTCGACCAGCGGAAATGCTCAGCCCAAATCAGCGCCGTGTACTCTTTCGGGTCGTAAGTTTCGGCCATATCGAGTACGTCTTTTGCGCTAATTTCGCGCCCATCCACTGTTGCACCGCTGGTTGCGATGCAAATCCAGTCTGTTGATAGTTTGATTTTGTCCATTCGTTTTTTCTCGTGCGAAAAATAAGTGTGCTGATTTTTACGGATTTTTTCGTGCGTTTCATTCTGCAAAATTCGGTTATTCGTGGATATCGGCGCAAAACAGATCCTTATCCGAACATATCCGAAAACTGATACAAGTTTTAAGGCTTTTTCTCCCGCAAAATAGCGCCAATTACGGAGCTAAAGCGAGGAATGAAAACAACTGAGAAATTAAAAAAGCGTAAATCACGCTATTCGGAAGAAACGATCTTTGAAGCTCGTTTTTTGTACTTAAAGAAATATACCCCGCAAGAAATTGCGAAAGAACTGGGCTTGAATTCGCCACGCCCGATTTACTACTGGGCAGAAAAATACAACTGGCGAAATATGCTAGGGGAACGAGGGGTAGAAGAACTTATTGCTTTACGTATCGTGACGCTAATCGAACGTGAGAGCAAAACAAAAGAAGAAATTGAAGAGCTGAATGCGCTGATTGATAGAGATATTCAGTATAAAGCGCAGCGAGCAAAGGCACACAAAAAAGCGCAAGCGGTCGGAAATTCTCAAGAATTTGCAAATAGTGATCGTGATGACGATGCGCCCAAAAAAGAGCGCAAAAAAGCGGTTAAGAATGACATTTCGCACATTACGGATGAAATGTTTGCACCGTTTTTGGAATCGCTCTTTAAGTATCAGCTACATATGCGTGAGCATCTTGATCGTGCGGTGCGTATTCTCTTAAAGAGCCGTCAAATTGGCGCAACTTATTACTTTGCGTTTGAAGCATTAGAACAGGCTATTAAGACGGGCGATAATCAGATCTTTCTTTCTGCTTCTAAGCGCCAGTCTGAGATTTTTAAAACCTACATTGTAAAAATGGCACGTCAGTATTTTAATGTAGAACTAAAAGGCAATCCGATTATTTTAAGTAATGGCGCTGAGCTGCACTTCTTATCAACCAATAAAAGTACGGCGCAAGGCTATCACGGCCACGTGTACGGCGATGAATTTGCGTGGTTGCGTAACTTTGAAGAGTTCTACACTGTGTCGTCAGCAATGGCAACGCATAAAAAATGGCGTGAGACGTATTTCTCGACCCCCTCAAGCCGATTGCACGAATCTTATGCTTTCTGGTCGGGAGAGATGTGGAAAGGGGAAGACCGCTCACGCAAGGACGTTATTTTCCCAACTGTAAGCGATTATCGTGACGGTGGGCGTGATTGCCCAGATGGCGCTTGGCGCTATGTGGTTACGATCGAAGATGCGCTGAAAGGTGGAGCAGGTTCATTATTTGATATTGATGCGCTTAAGCAAAAATATAGCACACACGCATTCAATCAGCTCTTTATGTGCCATTGGGTAGATGATGCGGATTCCATTTTTACGATTTTGCACTTGCTGAAATGTTCGGTCGATATCGGTAAATGGTCTGATTTTGACCCCGAAAGCGATCGCCCGTTTGGTAATCGTGAGGTATGGGGCGGGTACGACCCCGCAGAGAGTTTTGACGGCGCAAGCTTTGTGATTGTTGCGCCCCCAATGGTGCACGGTGAGAAATATCGGGTACTGGCTCGTTACCAGTGGTTCGGGTTGTCTTATTTATGGCAAGAAGGGCAAATTAAAGACTTAATGAAGCGGTATAACTTCTCATATATCGGTATTGATGCAAACGGAGTTGGCTACGGTGTTTACAACAATCTGAAAAACGCCGCACGCCGAATCGTTGAACCCGTGCCGTACACGCCAGATGCAAAAACAGAAATGGTACTGAAAGTACATAACTTGGTCGAAAATTCAATGATTGAATGGAATGAGCAAGAAAGCGATATTCCAGCAGCGTTCCTAATGGTGAAACAGACCGCTACCCGCAATTCGGGAAAAATTACGTATGTTGCGGAACGCAACATGAAATCACAACACGCTGACGTGTTTTGGGCGATTGCGAATGCAATCAATCGTAAACAGTTAGATGATAGTAAACCAAAACGCCGATCACGCGTGGTTATCGGCGGATAAGGATAAAAAATGACGAAAAATCTTACACAATCTCAAAATCAAAAGCCGAAAAAGCATTATTCGGTTCTGCCGTTCCGTGACGGTGGCGAGACGGCAGCGCCCGCACTGGATTACGTTGGCTTAAGCTATAGCGATGTATTTAAGTGTTATGAAACGCCTGTGAATCGCTTTGCGTTGGCGAAATTGCCGTATCAAAACGCTCAACACTGTGGCATTTTAAATAGCCGTGCAAATATGATCGCAGCGGGCTATAAACGAGGGGCGCTTAGCTTAATGGATATGCGAGCGTTGGTGCTTAACTTGATTCAGTTCGGCGATGTGGGCTTGCTTAAATTACGCAATGCGTTTGGTAAAGTCGTTGGGTTGCACGTGCTGTCATCGCTCTATCTGCGTAAGCGTAAAGATGGAGGGTATCGCTATATTGTGCGTAATTCGATTTATGACACGTCGTTCAACGAAGAAATGGACTTTAGCGAGAAAGATGTGATTTTTATCCGCTTGTATGACCCCGCTCAGCAAGTTTACGGCTTGCCTGATTATTTGGGCGGTTTGCAGTCTGCCTTGCTGAATAGCGATGCAACTATCTTCCGCAGACGCTACTATAAGAACGGGGCGCATATGGGCTTTATTCTTTATACAACTGACCCCGACATGGATGAGGAAATTGAAGATGAACTCGCTGAAAAGATCGCAAATTCGCGCGGCGTGGGTAACTTCCGTTCAATCTTTCTTAATATTCCAGGGGGCGACCCTGACGGCGTGAAAGTGATTCCGATCGGCGACACGGGCAAAAAAGACGAATTCGGCACAATCAAAAATATTTCGGCCCAAGACGTTCTGACTGCACACCGTTTCCCCCCTGGCTTAAGTGGTATTATTCCGACCACAGGTAGTTTTGGCGACCCCTTAAAAATTCGGGAAGCGTATCAGTCGGACGAAGTTTTCCCGATGCGAAATTTGATTGCTGATGCAGTAAATTCAGACCGTGAAATTAGTGGCGAGTTACGATTAATCTTTGAGGAAATTGCAAGTAATAACAACGAAAAATAATATTATTTTTCATTTTTATTTTGTGGCGATATCGTAGCGAGAAATGCTACACTATCGCCGTATTTTTATAAGGGGATTTTATGGCAAGAAACTGCAAAAAACATTGTTCAGTGTGCGCAAGCGTGGCACGTATTCAGAAAACGGTAAAAATCGCAGACGGATTAAGTCAGCATTATATTTACTGCACTAACCCCGATTGTGGGAGAGTATGGACGGAAAATGTAGAATTTGCGCACGAAGTGCGTAAGTCGAAGCTACAAGAAGATAATTTCGATCAGCTTATTAAAGCGTTACCGCACGAAGCGGTCAAAAAATTGAGTTTAGCTTGCAATTCGTATCTTGCTAAAGCATAGTAAAAAAGCCCGCAACTGCGGGCTTTTTTTTAGCTGTGAGCGAATACACGTTCGGTCGCAACTTGAGCAAGAAAACCACTGCGGGTTTTATACTCAGGATTTTGAGCTACTAATTCGTCAATTTTGCGAATTAATAATGACGGTAGGGTTACATTGATTTTTTCAGATTTACCCATTAAGTGGGTTAAATCCACTTCCACGCCTGAGAATAATAACCCTTGATATTCTGGATTATCTAAGTGCTCTTCAAGCTCGTGCGGTTGTGGAATCTCGTCTCCGTCTTCTAGCATTCCTTCAATATGGAAGGCGATTGCTTCTTTTACATTATGTAATGCTTCAGCAAAGGTATCACCTGCAGAAAAACAACCTGGAACATCTGGAACGGATACCACATAACCATCACTGACTTTTTCTAAACAAACCACATAAAACATTTATCTTCCCTCATTAAATTTTATATTTATCAATCTATTTTATCTAAAAACTTATACATTAAAGGGGGCTTACGCCAGCCCCGCTTGTTTCTTAATACTTTTTTCTAAATGCCCCAAATCTTTTCGTGGGTGTGGTATGGTGACCGTACCTTTTTTTGTGGGGTGTTTATACTGATGATGACTGCCTTTTACTCGGTCTAAATACCAGCCATCGGCTAGAATCATTTTGATTGCTGAGTGACTATCCAACGTTTCCTCCATATCGGTTGCTTATGTGGTAATGATAACCCCAATAACTCTCTATGTCAAGAGTTATCGGAGTTATTTTTTTTAAATATATCAACTTACTGCTTCTTAGCCTGCTGTAACTCTCCCTTTCTGCGTACATCATCAATAGAGACGTAGCGTGAGCGGACCTTTTTATCTCGGCTTTTCCACTTTCGTTCATTGAATAGTACGAACATCTGCGGTTTATTATTGCCCTTCATCTCTTGCCTTGTGGCGTTGTGGATAAACGGCAAGCGCCCTTTTGTGATGTAAACAATATCGGAGGCGTGTTGCACGCACATATCGAACCAGCGTGTAGAGTTATCTACGTTTAATAACATCACTACGGTTTTACCTTGTTTCGATTGTGCGATCGCCTTTTCTACGAATGGAAGCGGGTTAGAGTAGGGCGGATTCAGCCAGCAGTGCTGAGCGTTCCATTCGATTTCTAGTGCGTTTTCTTGTTCGCTGATAAATCGCTTGCATTTCGTATTATGTTCTGATGCTGCGCAATCTAGCTCAAATTGCGGTAAATCGAACCAATGCTCAGCAAAATAAAATGCCCACCACGGCGTAGCCCATTTGTCTTTGTCTTCTGCTGCCGTGTTTGATTTAATCGTCATTTGAATTTTCCTTTTTGCATTGTTTAACACTTCTAGATCCTAAAAATGCTAAGGTAATAAAAAAGCCTAGTGTTGCTAAAAAATAATAACCAAAATAAGCAAATACACATGCGCCGATAAGCTCAGTATAGAAACCTTGTTTTATTCTATTTTCTGAAAAATAGGCGCTGGGTTTACTGAAAATACTGAAAAGACAGAGAATATTCATTACCCAGAAGAACCATAAAAACGCATTAATTAATTGTGAATTTTCAAAAATATTGGCATAAATAAATACGCCTAAAATAATTGAATCAATAATTAGTTTTTTGATAGAGAAATTAATAATCATAAATCCGCCTCTTTCACAAACACCCCATCAATCATACGACCTTTTCTATCCTTTATTTCTTGCCAAGCCAAATATAAACAACTTTCTAAATTCATTTCTTTATTAAGAGCCAACTTATTTAGAAAATATACTATTTCATAAAAATTAGAATAAACCTCGTTTATATGGTAAATACCATTTCTGAATATAATTAATTTAGATAAATTACCCAAAACACCGGCTAATCTCATACAAATAAATTCATTATTTTCAGTTGAACAATCTGAATCAACCAAAGCCTTGTCAATAAACCATCTACTAGCTTTTATTTGGCAAGCTAATATAATAGTAACTACAAGACAATCGCCAATACTATCTTTAATCACTTCAGGTTTATTCTTTGCCACGCCTGCACACAACTCGCCAAATTCTTCCATCAATTTTAAGAATTGTTTTTGCGGTGTTGAACCTGCAATCAAATTACGGTCTTCGGCCCATTGTTCAATATTTTTAATTAATTCTTTCATTTTTCCCCCTAATTATTAAAACGGAATTTCATCATCAAAAGTCGGCTGCGGTTGTTGCGCTTGTTGAGCCTCTTTCGCTTCCTCGTCTGTCATTACGTGTGCATTTGCTACCGGTGCGGGGGCGCTTGCGGTGGATGCGCTTTGTTGGACGTCTTTCTTACCGCCTAACATTTGCAAACTGCTTGCGATGATCTCCGTCGTATAGCGTTCTATGCCTTGGTTATCGGTCCATTTGCGGGTTTGTAACTTGCCTTCTATCTACACGTTGTCGCCTTTGCGTAAGTAGTCGCTCGCTATTTTTGCTAAGCGACGCCATAGCACAACGCTGTGCCATTCTGTACGCTCGATTTTTTCGCCTGTGCGTTGGTCTTGCCAGCTTTCGCTGGTTGCAATGCTTAAGCGGGCGCATAGTTTTTCAATGTCCGCTTCATTGTTTAATTTTGGGTCTGCACCCAATCGACCAATCAAGATCACTTTATTAATACCTGCCATAGTTTCTCCATGTTTTAGTTGTAGATAATCTCCACGCCGTTAAATTGGGCGCGTACGTTGTTAAATAAAATAATGGTTCCGCCTTGTAAGAGGCTCATTTCTCGGTAACTGTTTAAAAAGCGTTCTGGTATGCCTTGCAATTTCAGCGCATTTTTTAACCGCTTGTGCGCTTCAGCGTGTTGTTCCAGATATTGCGCTACCGTTTGACTCACACTTGTGCCGCTTTCACCCTGTGGAGCCTTGCTATCACTAGGGTTACAGTTATTGACACAAGTCCGAGCGGGGCTTGCGCCCCGTGTTGTTTGAGCTTCAACCGCTGGTGCGGTTGAAGTCTTTTTAGGTTGAATTCGGACTTGGTACGATTTAAGACGGGTTTTGATGAATTTCACGTCTTCCCCTTCTACCTGCGCAAGTACATTGCGCACGCCGATGATTTTCTTGGTTGTATCGCCGAATTGATTCTCACCTGTTTCAATGTAATGCGCTTTCACGGGCGCTGAACGTAGTGAACCCTGCGCTTGTTTTTCCATGTAAAGCGCATATTCCGCCATGTCTGCGGCGATGAATAAATCTTCCATCAGCTTGTCACCCTCAACTTGTGCGAATACGCAACGTCTGAGTTCTCGCCAAACGCTGATTGAGCCTACGCCGAAGAATTGGAACTGGCGAATACCCCACAAGCTTGCCCATGCTTTGACTCTGCGGGCGTTGTCGTTGATGTTGAGATCGGCTTCATCCGCCTTGAGCGTTAAGCCTAAATCCAACTCGGGTGTACTTTCGGTTTCAAAATCAGAAAATCCCCCGATGTTCTTAGAGATATATTTCGCAATGTAGGCGGTTGCACTGCCTTTGGTTTTATCGCATTTTTCTACTTTACTGCGGTGCTCCGCTGCACCTCGTTCGTCCCCGTCTAACTCTAGGGCTTTTTTGGTGAATAACTCGGTCACTTCGTCGATGTATTGGCTTTCCACGTAAACCAGTAAATGCCAGTGCGGGGTGGCGTCGTGGTGCGGTTCTGCCACTCGCATGCCTTTGAAGGCAATTTTGCGTTTTGCTAAAAGCGCACGGAATTGCGCCCACACTTTTACAAGGTAGGCTTGTGTATTACGTGGGCTTGTGCCTTTCCACTTGCGGTTATTCTTTCCGCTGTTGTGCATAGCGTGAAATGATGAGGGTGCAGTGAGTGTAAGAAAGAGGGCTTCGTGGTTCTTTTCTTCTGCCCATTCTTCAATACCTCTTAAGGTGTTCATCATTTCATAGCGGCGGATACGTGGGTTGCTGTTTGATTTAAACCACATATCAAACAGTTCTACCTGCTCTTCTTCGTTTTCTACGTTTACCAGTATGCTGTTTTTGAGAAATTCGACCGCTTGTTTCTGTGCTCGGTCGTAACACTTCGCTGCGGTGTTTGAGACGTACACGCCTGCGTGCTTATGCACTTCACCGCAAGCGATACGGATATGTTCTAATAAGCGTTTTTGCTGAATGCGGAACTGTTTGAACCAGTATTCCGCCTCGGCGATTTTACGTAGTGCTACGCCCATGCTCAGTGCTTTGGGGGCTTTGCATGATTCGATACAGTGCTGATAGCTTTCCCAGTATGGGAATTCAAAGCCTGCTTGCTCGCACATTTCGCCGCATTTAACATAAATGCGCTCCATTACAAGGTGAGCGTTTTCTGGCGTTGGTTGTTCGTCATTGAGTGCTAATGCTTCAAAGAATGCGGCTTGAGCGTGCCCGAACACGCCTGCCACGTCGTCTGCCAGTTGTTTGAGTTTGCGCTCGCTGAGCAAATAAAACGGCAATAGCGCCTCGCCCGTTTCCGTGCGTTGCGCTTTGTCGTAATCTCGCTCAAAGTCGAACATGAAGAGGTTCATGTCTGAACGAGTTTGCTCTATTGCCCACTGGTATTTGTGTTTCAGCGTTTCTGAAAGAATGTCTAGGTTTAAGTTGTATTGCGGGAAAACTTTGCTTAAACGTTCGTTTACCAGTGTGCTGACCCGCTGTTGCAGATAGTCGTTTGCATTGCGAATGCGATCACAAACGGGAATGAGTCTGCCTTGCTCGTCTTGCGCATGGCGTTTGAGGGCATTGAGATAAATGCGGCGAAATTGATTTTGCTGTGATTTGGTTGGTAAGGCTTTGAGTAAGCGCTCAACATCTGCGTACACGTATTGCGGTACACTCTCAAATAACTCTAATTGCGTTTCGTGGGCGGTGTAATCTTGGTGAAATGGCTTGATGTAGGCTTTTTCTACGTCTGCCTGTGTGAATGTGTGGTTTGGTTCGCCTTGAATTGGATAATCTGGCGTTAAACCTAATTCTGTACGCTCTGTGCGTGATAAGAATTGCGCTTCAAGCTGCGCAATAGATAAGCCGTGAAGGGTTGGAACTCTCGCTTGAGTCTCTGCAACGTAGGGGGATTGCTCTTCAAGGTTAAATTCCAACACTTCACGGCTCATTTTATGTCTCTTTGTTATCGAATGGTTGTGGTTAGTTTTAAGTTTGCGTTGCTGTCTGAATGTTTTATGGCTGTGCCTATTTCGTGTTTCCACTTATCCATAATGTAGGCAAACGCCTGTTCAAAGGTGGCTTTGTCTAATTTCAGCTCATCACCTTGGTACACGCTAAACAGGGGGGTAGGGTTTACTGGGCTGTCGATCACGTGGCTTCGTACCAGTTTTAAATTTCTTACGTAAATTAATGCCATGTGATTGTTCTTTTTAGTTTGTTAAGTTGGGTTAAGTATTTATATGCTTCATCGGCAAAGTAGTAATAGCGTGTTTGGTCTTGTGGGTTGCCTGTTCTGCTAAATCTTGCTGAGTAGCTATTGCAGTTATGTTTAGCGACCGATAGTTTGATTTCTAACTGTGCGATTTCTCTTCTTTTTTGCTGTTGCGTTTGTCTTGCCATGTTTAACCTGCCAATGCTGCGCTACGTTGTTGTAATCGTTGGAGTGTTTTTTGTGTTTGCACTCTGCTTTTGAATTTTTTGAAATCTTGTGTTTGCTGTAAGTAGAGCCTGCGCAAGCTTGTTGCGTCGCCCTCGACAATCACGCCCATTTCTTTGTATTTTTTCACCCGTTTGCGTGCCGCTTCTAAACCTGCTCGGATTGCTGGGTGTAATTGCTCTTCAATGCTTTTCATCATTACCGCCTAATAAGGTTTTTCTAATGCTTCTTTCCAGAGTAGCGCTACGTTGATCATACGGTTGCCTTTGCCAAGTTCGATGGTGGGGAGTGCGCCTTCTTCTACGCGTCTTTGCACTGTTCTAATAGATACGTTCATCTGCTTAGCGAACTCTTGATAACTCATCATCGGCAGCGTAGGGCCTAAGTTGATAATGGTTTGAGCTTGTTCCTGCATGCTAACCCCCGAAAATTAAGTGATGAAAAATAAATAACCCTGCGGTCAGTGCTGCCATAAAAGCGGCTACGATAATGAGGGCATCAATAATTAAGTTAAGCGTTTTGTGCATCTTTTAACGCCTCGCAAATTTCTCTAATCGTTACTTTTCCTTCGGTTGCTTGCTCGATGCTTAGTAGATGCTTTCCGTCAATGCCACCACCTTTTAGCCATTTTTTTACTGCGGTATGACTAACACCACATAACTCCGCTAACTTGGCTTGACTACCTACCAAATTAACTGCTTTTGCAATTTCTCTATTCAAATTAACCTCCATAGTAACTTTTGTTTCTATTGATGGCTCGGATTATAGAAACTTTAATTTCTATTTGCAAGTGCATTTAGTAATTTTTATTTTGTTGTTTTTGCGAAACTTTAGTTTTATTCTTTTAACATTAGATTCTTTTTGAGGTAAAAAAATGGAAACTTTAGCTAGTAGACTGAGTTGGGCTATGAAGATGAAAGGCTTAAATATCAATTCATTAGCAACTTTAGTAGGCATAACCCGACCAGCAATGGCAAAGATAGTAGAAGGGCAAACTTTAGAGCCTAAAAAAATTTTTGAAATTGCAAGTTCACTTGGAGTGCCTATTGAATGGTTAAAAACTGGTGAGGGTAATCTGCCTGATTTTGCAAATTTACCGGCAAATTCGACCGCTTGCGAAACTAAGCTTGAGGAAGAAAGCGGTATTCGCCTTGAGGTGTTAGATGTGTTTGCTTCGGCGGGAAATGGGGCTTTTGTTGGGGATTTAGCAGAATTGACGCACGCTGTTGAATTTGACCCAACTTATTTTATGCAGGTTTTCCAGCGCACCAACAGTCAAGGGCTTGCGATTATCAATGTGACGGGCGATTCCATGGAGCCGACTATCTGTAGCGGTGATCTGCTGTTTGTTGATACAAATAAACCGATGTACCAGGGCGATGGTATTTATGTCTTTAGCTATGGCGAGATGCTTTATGTTAAGCGCTTACAGTTAGCGGGCGAGAAGCTACTTGTGATTTCTGATAATAAATTTTATCAGCCGTGGGAAGTGACAAAAGAGAATGAGGGAAAACTTACTATTCATGGGAAAGTGGAGTTTTCTCAGATGAAGGTTAAGAAGTTGGGGTAGAGAGATGAAGTTCATAAGAAATTTAATGCTATTAACGAGTATTGTATCACTTAATGCAGTTGCTGAAATTCCTCCATCCAAGAAAGAAGTATATTCACCGCTATTGGTTTCTGGTGGTTTTACGAAGAATAATAAACCAGCATTTACTATTGTGTTTGGGGATAGTAGTCAGAATGCGTTTGGCTTAACAATGACTTGCGAGCAATTTAGAAAGATGCCGTTAAAAAGTGTAACGTTTGAAGAAAAAGCTAATTCTCCAGTAAGTCTGCGTTATACGAGCGAGGACACTAAAGAAACGTTTATGCCGTCAGAAAACCATAACACGTTTATTCGTTTGCAATTTACAAAGCATGACTTCAAGAAAAAACAGATTGCGTTTTATGTTGATGGAATGCTGTTAAACATAAATTCAATGAATAAAGTAGCTGTTCCAGCTTACTTTGTTGAATTTACAAAGGCTGATTTTGATAATTTTAAACATGATTGCAAATAATTATGGGTGTTCGTAAAGATGAAAGCCGTGGGCGTTGGTTGGCTGAGGCTTATATTAGCGGCAAGCGTGTGCGGAAGTGGTTTAACAGTAAGGCAGAAGCGAATCGATATTTTACTGCGCTGAAGGCTGAAAATAGCCCGCTTGCGCAGAAAGTGATTGTGAAGATGGAGCAGTCGCCGTTATTGTCTGAGCTGATTCAATTATGGTATGAGTTGCACGGTCGGTCATTGCGAAATGGCAATCGCTTGTTAAATCGTTTGGGCTACATGGCTGAGGCAATGGGGAATCCGTTGGCAAAAGATGTATCGGCTTCGATGTTTGCAGAATATCGCGCTAGACGGCTGAATGGCGATGTGACGTTTTGGCGTTATCGTGAGCAAGTAAAGGAATCGACCGTCAATAATGAGAAAGTTTTGCTCGGTGGCGTGTTTAATGAGTTAGAGCGTTTAGGCAAGTGGAGCGGTGGCAATCCGCTGAAAAATGTGCGTAGCTTTAAAGTGCGTGAACGTGAAATTGTATTTTTGTCGAATGATGAAATTAAGCGTTTATTGCACGTGATTGATAACTATAAATTCTCGCCTGACCTTAAAATTGTGGTGCGCTTGGCTTTGGCAACGGGGGCGAGATGGTCGGAAGTGGTGAATCTTACTCGTTCACAAATCATTCCGTATAAAGTGACTTTCCCGAACACGAAAAACGGTAAAGTGAGAACTGTGCCTATTTCTAAAGAACTGTATGAGATGATTCCCGATAAAAGCGGGCGGTTGTTTACGGCTGAGATGACGGCTTTTGCGAAAATGATTAAGAAAGCGGGTATTGTGCTGCCAGAGGGGAAAAATACGCATATTTTGCGCCACACTTTCGCATCGCACTTTATGATGAACGGTGGAAATTTATTGGTATTGCGTGATATTTTGGGCCATTCTGATATTACGATGACGATGCGTTATGCGCATTTTGCGCCTTCGTTCTTGGAATCGGCGGTTACGCTAAATCCGCTCAGCAATCTCTAAAATGTGGCGATAAAGTGGCGATCGCTTGGTGTTGTTTTGTCGCTTTTTGTCTTTAATTGTCGTTTTGATGATTGTCGGAAACCGTTGATATATCTAGAATCCCAGTATTTTCAATGCTTTACGGAAGTGATTTTAGATTATTTGTTAAAATCACGCCTAATTTTGTTGAAAAGGAAGAAAAAATGAAGATAAGTTTAATTGTTGCCAGAACCTTAAATCATGTGATTGGTAAAGAGAACCGAATGCCATGGAATTTACCGGTGGATTTGGCTTGGTTTCGACAAAATACGCTAGGTAAGCCGGTGATTATGGGGCGCAAAACCTATGAATCTATCGGGCGACTTTTACCGAAACGGCCGAATATTATTTTGTCGCGTTCAGGATTTTGTGTGGAAGGGGCTTATATGGCGGAAAACTTTGCGCAAGCGGTCGAATTAGCCGAAACTTTTGCAAATACGGATGAGATTATGGTAATCGGCGGCGGCGAGTTGTTTAAACAAACAATTCCGCAAGCGGACAGACTTTATTTAACGGAAATTCAGGCTGAAATTGAGGGCGATACGCTGTTTGAGTTTGACGAATCAAATTGGCGGTTATCCGAAGAAAAATGGTCGGAAATTGACGAACAAAACGCCTATCGTTGCCGCTTTATGATTTTAGAGAGAAAATAA